TGGTGGCCCATCCGCAGGCCGTAAAGCGGCCGGAAGGACCCGCAGGGCCGCAATAGGAGCGACCATGGCGCGTATAGGGACACGCACGACGCATATAAGCTCGCGCCTGCTGTGCCTCGCAAACCCGCTACTATGGCCATCACTGAGCGCATCAGCTTCCGAGTAGGAGGGAGATCTGACGTTCGAGTTCCTTCAAACCAACCTCTGCAGCGTACTCCCGCAGAGCTGGAGCATGTGGAGCCATCACCTCGGACAGTCCTCGCTTCTCAACCAGCCCCACGATGGGGAGCGCGGATCCTTTCGCGCTTCGCTTCATTGTGTCTCTCGGTAGCTTCTTGACGAACCTGTTCTGGGTATCGGTGCTGACTGCCTCCTTTCGAATGAAGACGATGTTTCGCGCGGCCTTGGAGTCCGCAATGAAGGCATGCTTGATGACGATCCTCCGCTCTCCTCTCATCACCTTGACCCCAACGCCCTTGCTCGTTTGCTTGGCCTTGAAGCGTCTCAAAGGGATCGCTCGGAACTGAAAGATCACCTTGGCTTGTAGGTCGTCTCCTGAGCCGAATTCGGGCTTCACAAAGATCCGCTTTCGTAGCTCTGCCTTCTTGAGCGCGTACTCTCTAGCCGCGATGTCAACGCTCCGGGTCTTGGTCTTCCGTGCTGCAAGCTTGATCGCACGGATCATGACCCGTCTCAGCTCTTTCTTGCTTAGGCTTGAAAAGAGCGGCTTGAGGCCGTCCATGTTCAATTCGACGTAGAACATAAGCCCTCCACCAAACGGATCCGCTCTTTCAGAGTATCCCGAAGATCGAAGCTTTGTTTCAGTGCAATCCGAGACTGCTCCAAGGACGTCGACCGTAAGACGTCATCACGGAGGAGCCTTGCGAGGGCATTGTAGAACGACGTGGAGTCGTTCTGGTACGACATCGCCCCGGGCACGTTCCATTCTTCCCAGGCAGGAGTGACACACGCCGCGCCGGCGAGCGTCGCCTCCTGCCAGGCGATGTTTGACTTGCTCCGGTTGAACGTCGAGTCCGCCAGTGGGACGATCGCTACGCTCACATTGAGCGCCTGCAGGAAGCCGAAATACTTCGGGATCGTGACCGGAGGAATGATCACGCATCGGTTCTTCGGAAGCTTCTGGACGAGCCCCCACCACGGCTGCCCGAGGAAGAAGAAGCGCCAAGATGGAAAGTCGACTGCGATCTGCTCAATCGCGTCCGCGAACTTGTGAAGATCTGCGTCGTGGGTCTTGGTCCCCCTCCAAAAGATCGAGCGCTCGAGAGGCTTTGAATCCGCCGGCGGCGCATGGTGCTGGCAGAGTTCGAAGTCGGTTGCGTTCCGTACTACGTGGGCGTTCGAATGCCCTGCGCCCATTGTGTTCTTGAGGTGCTTCGTCGAAAAAGTCACCAAGTCGGCGGCTCGAACGATCTTCATGATCGTCGCTCGGGTGTCCGGCTTGGCATAACACTTGAATGCGGGGTTGTGCATTTCGACGTGGAGCAGGTCGTCGTCATAGTCGACCCAGACCTTCACGCCTGCCTCGTGGGCCGCGTGAACCAGGTTCAGATTCCAATCCGTGTACGGACGCTGGATGAAGAGCACGTCGTACATGCCGAGCTCGGCCCACCCCATCGTATCGTCGTCTTTGACCTTCCGGAACGTCACCGAGACCCGGGAATCCCGGGCCATTCTGGAAAGGGGCCAGCCGGCCCGGTAGAAGCTCGTCCCGTCGTTGAAGTCCGGGGCCATCGCGATGATCTTCACCAATTCAAGTACCTCCGCCGTCTCTGAAATTGTGAGCCGTCCCCCTGTGTCACGGACCAGGCCTCTTTGTAGCCGGCCTGCTCGACAAGCTTTGCGACCCGAGCGTCCACGGCCCCACCGGGATAGGCGAAACGCTCCATGGGAAACGGAGGCATGATCTCCCGGATCACCTCAGCGTCGGTCAGCGTAGTGAGGTCCTGGTGCGACCAGGAGTGGTATCCGACCTTCCAGCCGTTCATCTTCGCAAGGTCGAGGATCTCCGGCCAGGTGAGGTATTCGCCGAACGGCTGCCCCGGATCGAATCGGTTCGTGTCTCCAACGAACTTGCCCATCACAAAGAGCGTGACGTCCTTTCGCCGGAAGGGTCCAAGCCACTTCGCCGGCTCCCAGATCTCCCGATATATCCCGTCAAAGGACAGCGGCTCGTCGCAGGTCAGGATCTCGTCCATTGTGTTGAAGTTGCTGTTGATTCGCGAGCCTATGCGATGCAGGAGGATCATAGAGACCGCCACGTATGGGGTCGCCATAAGATCCGCAGCCTCTGCTCAAACTCTCTGTAGGCGAACTGGAAGGTTGAGTGCTGTCTGAGCCCCAAGCTATCGATCAGGAACGCTTCAGAGCTCATCCTGGGGTCTTCCCAGGCTGCGATATTGCACGTCACCACGATCATCGAGGCGTTCTTCCGGAGGATTTGGAAGAAGGCCTCGATGTCGTAGTGTGGGTACAACACCCCCGGGACAACGACCAGATCGAACCGCTCATCGGATCCGACCCGCTCCCGCGGGATGATGTGGGGGGCCATTCGTGACCGGGCCGTCGACGATACCTCCAGCCCGTGTATTTCTTTCGCCGGCAGATCCTCCGCGATGAAGCCCTCCCCAGCTCCGATCTCGAGGGCCCGCGTAAAGCGCTCGAAGACCGAGACCTTCGTGCATGCTTTTAGGATCTGCCGCTTCCGCTCCTGGTCGTCCGGGTGAGTCCGAAAGCCCCAGGGGTCCGGCGTCTGGTAGGAGGCTTCGATTTCCGCGATCGGTTGCATTACTTCACCCCGCAGGAACAGAAGGGGTTGAACTTGGGTAAGCCTTGCGCCCTGAGCTGTTCCATGAGCTCCAACTTCTTTGGATCCTTCACGTTCGCCTTCTTCCATTCCCAGTAAGCGTGCTCGTCTTTGTGATCGAAGCCGACGTTTCCCTCCGTTCCAAGGTGCACCCCGACCAGATCAACCAGAGCGTAGGACTTGAGGCCTTTCTCTTTCATGACCTTCTCGGCCCGTTCAGCCCATACGACATCCTCCCAGCCGTAGGGTGAAAACCCTTCGTGAAGAAAGCCGATTTCTCGCAGGAGGTCGGTGGAGATCATCCGGCGACTGATCGGCATCGCTTCCTGGACGGTGAGACCGTCCACGACTTGTTTCGGCCCACGGATCCGCTCCGGAGTCTTCTCGATCGGCTCGCAGTAGATCATCACGCACCCGGCATCCGGGAGGATCTCAAAGGCTCGGACCATCTGGGCCAGCCAGTTTTCTGGGAGGAGGACGTCACAGCCCGTGAGCACCACGTGCGTGCCTCGGGCCAGGGCAAGAGCCTGGTTGTAGCCGATGGCGACGCCCCGATTCGTTTCGTTCAAGATTGCGACGTCTGGCAAGTGTCGACGCATCGTCTCCCGGACGCCATCTGTCGAGCCGTTGTCGCACCAGACGAGCTCGTGCCATCGGTGTGCGGCCCTCTGTCTGTTCCAGAGTACAGAACGCTCCACTGCGGAAGCGCGGTTGTAAGTGAGAATGACCCAGGAGATCTTCACGGCTTTTCCTTTCCGATGGGAACCATGGAGACGAGACGATCAAGGGTGCTAAGCGCCATCATGGATAGAGCTCCGGAGGAGTCTTTCGGATCCGCTCCTGCGACGGCCATAAGGCCGTCCAGAGCTGCGTTCAGCATCTTGCAGAGACATGGAACGGACGTTCGGGCGGACTCCAAGAAGTCATGTTGATTCTCATACATCGTCCCGCCTTCTCGGTACGGAGTAAGATCCTCCGCCTTCGCAGCCAACCTCTGCTGCGAATCGATCCATCCTCGTAGGGTCCCCTTTCTGAACCTCTCCGGCAGGTCAGCCACAGTATTCTCCTCGTAAGGTTTCAACGACTGGGATCGCGTGCGGCTGGTTCTTCAGCTTCGCCAAGTTGAACTCCCAGAAGTCGTCAAAGTTGCCGCCCTTCTGGATGCAGCGAGAACGCCAGTCGAAGAACATCGAGATGATCGCCCAAAGCGGCATCTTCGCCCCACGTCGGTCCCAATACTCCGGGTGATGGTCGTTCGTCGTGATGTGGCGCTGAATCGCCTTGCTGCTCAGGTGCTTCTGGTACTCGGCGTCCTTTCCGTCTTTAGATCCTCGGAGCGAATCGCGTGAGGCAACGAAGGCGTCGTACTCCTCATCGGACCACTTGCTATCGTCGTGTATGATCGCTTTTCGTTGGAGAATCGCGCAGAAATCGAGGATCTGCACCTGAAAGATTTGTTCGTGTTGCCGCTGATCGCGGTTGAATTGTTTGATGTCAGCCACGGTGTTCCTCCTCTGCTTCTACGAGATGGTCGAAGGCCACCTCAAGACGGATAGCGTGTTCATGCGTCTCGTCGGCCAGAGCCCAATTTAATTCTGCACTTCGCCGATGTTTCGCTCCAGCCAACTTGAGATTATCGATCTCTGCCTTCAAAGCCTTCATGGCTTCCGCTTTTGTCATGTCCCATCCTCCTCTCCACGGGGTTGCTCTTTCAGGGCTTCGCGGCACATTGGTAAAATAGAGTCTCGAGTTTCCTTGTCGTCTGGGTAGCAGCGCGAATAGACAGTAAGCTTTCGTTCGGCCTTCTCCAACGCCGCCCGGTAGCGGTCACATTTTGAATTAAGCTCCTGAAGCTCTCCGCAGCATCCCTCCGTACACGGATGCGAATGTTGATGACGCAGATTCATTAATCCTCCTCTGGCTGCTGACTCGGCCCGTTCAAACCACGATTGGGCATCGCTTTTCTGGACTTCAATCAAAACGTCTGGGAACCGCCCATCGCTTCTTGCCCTTCGTTCTGCTCCGGTCAGGTATGCACCAAGAAGGCACCTTGCCGAGCGCACCAACTCGCGGAGCGTGGCATTCTTATTTCGTTGTTCCACGTAGGCTTTCGCGGCCAAGTCAATGCGCTCTTGTAACGCGGCGTTCTCGGCGCGAAGCATCTTGATCGTCGGCTTGCAGTGGATTTCGCATTCAGATTCCATTCGGCTCCCCATTCGTTCGCTCGGCCTTGTGTTTCTTCAGTGCATCTTCAAGGTCTTTCAATCGACCTTTCAGAACCCGAATCTCCGCTGAGAAGTGGGCCAGGATCGCGTACTCTCCTGCGTTCAGGTCTCGCGTGCGAATCTCTCTGCGAGGCGGGCCAAAGAACCGATCTTTCTTTTCGGTCCACTCCACGACGTCGGGAAGAGACCCGAGTGTGGCTGCTATGGCATCGGACCATACGAGGCGCGGATTCACGGATTTCTCCTTCGACACTCGTACCGACTTGATGGGTATTTCACCTGTGCTTCTGAAAGGCATTTTGGATGAATCCGTTTCACACAGACGCGCCCCGACGAAGTTCGGACGTCGTAGGTCTTGAGGTTGCCATTTTCGATTCCGCAAAAATGGCACGCATGTTTGATCGTTCGGCTACTCATGTTGTCCTCGTTTCGATTGGTCCGACCTCGCTGACGAGGTCCCAGTGCCCGGTCTCTCTGTCTAGGCTCTTTCCTGTCTCCGCGTCCCACTGTGTTTCTAACCACCCAGCGAAACTCGCCGGGTGGTCGGGGATCTGAATCGCTCCGATCGCCTGTCCGTGGCAGGTTGAAACGTGCGCGTTCGGGCCGTTCGTTCGGTACACCTCCGCCAGAAACCCGCACCGAGTTTCGTAGGCCGTGAAGTTCTTAGGCTTGATCGTGTCCATTCAAAAGCTCCGTTTCCATGTTCGTTGAATCGGCGTTGCGAGGCGCTTCGGCTCTTCAACGGCGATCTTCGTTCCACCACTCTTTCGATTAGTCATGCCCACCCCCGCTAGGTAATAGTTTAGGCATCTTCCCGGACTCGTACGCTTCCGCGAGTTGCGGGGCCGCCCACTCCGACATTGTCGACCCGTTTGGCAGCATCAGATTGGCGAAGAACTCGTCTTCGATCGTAGAGATTCCAGAACCCACCGCTTCCAGCTTCGCCTTGATGACCAAGAGCAGAACCCGCCAACGCTGCCGCGTTTCCTGGGCTTGTTTCTGTTCAGTGAGCTTCTTTGACGGCTCTGGGAGTTTGATTCGGACCATCCGGCCCGCGACTCTGAATCCGATCATCATCTTCTGTCCGTCCCTCCCATAAAAGAACTGGTCGGCGCCGTACCGCTCAAGCGTTTGTTCGATCTCGTTTCGAGAGCGATCGACCGGAACACCCGTGTGACTCGCGTATCTCACGTCTCCCCACCCACCGACCGCAGGGAGCGGAGTTGTTGCGCAAGATCGGAAAGTGCCCAGCGAATATCCAGCCCGTCCAACTTCCCCCTTTTCCGTTTTGCTTTTGCTGAAACCTTCGCCGCCTCAATCCGGCAACAAAGATCCTTAATGGCCTCATCCCTCACGGCGTCGAGGGCTTTCTCGATCGCCTCACGAAGCGGATCATGGTCAAAAGAGTGCCCCGCGAAGGTAGCTTCGCGGATCACGTTCTCCGCGCGTTCACGATTCGTCATCACTCACCTCAACCAGATCGCGTTCTCGGGCTTCACGGTCCACGTCACGAGCTTCTCGAGGGATCGCTCGAACGAAAACGGAGCGGACCATCCGAGAGTCTTGATCTTCGATCCGTCCAGCGCGTACCGCCGATCGTGGCCGGGACGGGCCGCGTGGAAGTCCTGATACTGAACGTTGACCGGTCGCTTCAGGATGGTCCCGATCAGGTTTGCCAGTCCAAGATTCGAAAGCTCCTGCTCTCCGACGATGTTGTAGGAGTCCGGGCCTTGCACCGTGTGATTGTTTGTTGGATCGTAGGGGGTTGCCGGACAGTTCCTGAAGATGTAGAGCCAGGCATCCGAGAGGTTTCGCGCGTGAAGGTACATCCTGGAACCCACCTGCTCAGGCGATCCGTGAATGGTGATCGTCTCCCCCCGTACGATCTTCGCGATACACAGCGGCACGAACTTCTCCGGGTCCTGGCGCTCCCCGATCATGTTCATGCAGTTCGTTCGGATGTACGGAATCCCGAAGCACCGCCAATACGATAGGAAGATGTCCTCTTGAGCCGCCTTGGACGCCGCGTATGGGTTCGATGGCCGGTGCGTCTCCTCTTCCTTGTGGCAGTACCCGTCCAAGGCAGGCCCGAAGACCTCGTCGGTGGAGCAGTGAATCAAGGCCGCCGGCTTCACCTCCCGGACATACTCCCCGATCGTCAGCGCCAGCCCCACGTTGTTCAGAACGAACGGAATCGGGTCCGTGATCGACCGATCCACGTGCGATTCGCTGGCGATGTTGAGCAGGTAATCGATCGGTCCGAGCTCCTCTTGGAGGCGCGTCGAGATCGGAACGGCCAGATCGTGCGTGAAGATCTTAAGGCGTCTGGAATAGTCCGGGCTTCCGATCAGGTGCCGAAGCCGAAGGCTGTCCCCCTTGTGGCGCCAGGAATCGATCCCGACGATCTCCCAGTCCGTGTTCTTGAGAAAGTGCTCGGCCGCATGGTGCCCCACAAACCCACCGATTCCCGTGATCAATACTCGTTTCATGAAACATCTCCGCTAGTTGCTGAAATTTTTGCCATCGTCTCGTCTACCAATTGTCGAAAGAGATCGCTGTCGTGCGACTTCGCGACGCTCGTCGACCCACATACCCGACACCGATACCGCCGCGCCGCCCGGTAGCAGTTCTGTCGCAGAACCAGGCATCGTTCACAATACGGATGCCCCGGCTTCGTAAGGGCCTGGCGGCACATCGGGCAGATCTTCTGCCGGCGGCCTCGGTCAGTTCCTGAATTGTTGGCCTCGTGTTCCATGGGCCTATCCAAGAAACGCGAACATCAGGAGGAAGCCCCCACCCCATGCCATGCAGTCGCTGAGCATCTTGAGGCGGCTCTGACCCCATCTGGCGTCGTCCCACTCCATCCATACGACAAAGCCGATGAGCACCGCGGCGCCGCCGACCCAGACCCACTGCTCAGCGCCAATTCGGGCGAGAAGGTACGTCACCGTCCCGACGATCACCCCGCCGGCAAAGTGGAAGACCTCTCGCGTGAGCTCGTAGTACGAACCTTTTCCACCGGAGATCTTGAGAATCAAAGACGTCCACCAGTCACAGATCCGCGAGAAATAGCTCTTAGTTTCCATGGTTCCTCCCTGCACTATTCTTCACGTTCTTCTCCTTCGACTTCGCGGATCCTGCGTCCGATCCATTCCGCGATCTGCGGGACGATGGCGTTTCCGAGGCATCTAAGGCGGTCCACCCGAGAGGGAACCCCATGAGCCACTCGACCCACGTCGGGTTCAGTTGGCCAACCGAGAGCTGCCGCTGGCGCTCGCCACCCTTCCAGCAGTTGGCGTCCGGGGTCGGTACGTTCCGGCGCGCGACCGCCGTCGCAAGGTCGTCGCCCCCGCTCTTCAGTCGGTTGATTCGGGCGAAGTCCGGACCCGAGGGCGATCCCTTCGGCGTCGGCCATACGGTGACTGCATCCGTCAACGTCATCCCGGCGTGAATCCCTGTTGGCGGTACCTTGCTCCGAACCGCCGTGGCATTCCTCGCGCTTTTCGAGTCCCCGACAGTCGGCGTGGGCCAGGCGTTGTGCTTTGCCATCGCTGCGAGATTGGGGCGTTTCTTTGCGCCTGGAGAAGGGCTCCGATTGAACTGCGTGCTCACGCCCGCGTCTGGAGTGGGATACGATCCACAGCCGATCCCTTTGGTGATTGGCGCCAAAGGCCGAAGCTGGAAGGCAGTCCCACTCTGCATCATGCCCGCACGCGGCCAGGTCCCGGAGAATGTCTCCAAAGACCCGCCCCCCCCCGGCCGAAAGCAGAGCTGGAACGTTCTCCAAGAAGAGCCATCGCGGCTGAGTTGCGCGAATGGTCCGGACCCAATCGGGCCAAAGATGCCGCCGATCCTTGGCTCCTCGGCGAGCGCCGGCCAACGAAAACGGCTGGCACGGGAACCCGCCGCACCAAAGGTCTGCATCGGGAACATCTCCTGCTGAGAGCTTGGTGATGTCTCCGAGGTTAGGGGCGTCGGGCCAGCGCTTTCGGAGAACGGCGCAAGCGTAGGGATCGACTTCGCTGAACGCGACGGTCCTGAACCCGGCTCGTTCGAGGCCGAGGGAGAAGCCGCCGATTCCCGAGAAGAAATCGATGACTCGCATTTCACCGCCGCCCTGCTTTCTTATCCAGTACCGAGCGCATCCTCTTGAGATCACGCACGAAGAGCCACTCCTCGTACTTCACGCGGACCCACAGGTAGGCGAGTCGAATCATGGCATCCTTTCGATCAGCGGAACGAACTCGTCCCCTTCACAGGGCTTGCACGGTTTTTCGATGCCCACCTGATACGAATTTATGATCTTCCCGTTTCGGATGTAGGCGTACCATTCGCGGGGCTTGGGGCGTTTCGGCATTCCGTCCACCGATTCCTCGATATTTCGGACTTCCTCTTTTGTGGGGGCGGGTACGGTTGATCGACGTTTGGCCATAGGTCTCCCCTTCACACGAGGCTTTCGATCCAGCATTCGCGGCACTCCTGTACGTCCGGGTTCAAGCCGATGTAGGTTTCGAATTCTCTCAGCGGCCTTCGGATCCCCCGCTTCATGTGGGTCGTGCAATATCCCTTCAGCTTGACCCCGTAGTTGATCCCCTGTCCCAGGTGGGTGGGCTTCCGCTTTCGAAACATCCCTTCGAATGTCTTCAACATGCTCCCCTCGGTCTGATTCTGAGGTCTTGGATCTGGCGCTCGAAGTCCTCAACGGACGTGCACACGATCGCAATCCCGCCTTCCGCCCTAAACTCGGTAAGCCAGTTGAATTGGGCGACCGAGAGCTGCCCCTCCGGACGCTTGACTTCCACTGCCATGGGCCAGCCCAGATAGATGGCGTGAAGATCCGACACTCCCTTGGTGCTGCCGACTCGCTTCCCTCCAACCTGCTTCGGCTGACAGTCCTCCCAGCAGAAGATCTTCCGGCGTCTCATGTGTGCCAGGAGTGCGTCCTGGATGTCGGACTCACGAGCGACGACCTTGCCGTTCCGGATTCTGGACGCCGACCAGCGGATCATGACTGCCCCATCCGCGCCGTTTCCGGTTCACGGTCGATCGTCTTCTGAGTCCAGCCGTCATCCATGAGGCACTCCCCATGCCCCTGCAGGATGCAGCTGCACAGAAGAAGGTACCGCCGACCAAACCCGAAGACCTTCAGGCCGCAGCTTGAGCACTCACCGATCGGTACGAAGCGCTTATCGATCCCTCGAACCGGACTGATCTGCGGAATCATACGACCCTCGCCTTCCGCTCCTTGCGCGCCCGCATTTCCTGCGCGGCCGAAATGAGCCATCGGCCCATTCTTTCGATGATCGCCGGGTCCGACCCGAACTTCACCGATCGATACGTGACGTCCGCAAGGGGAGGATTTCTAAGCCATCCGACTACCGTCGGATCGACATAGCGAAATTCGCTCCCGTAGTGTTTGTATTTCCGGCCGAGCCAGAGCTTGGACGGCCCTATCTTCAACGAACGCATCGGGTCACCTCCTCCACCTTGCCGCTCCCTCAAACGACTCGTAGATCTCTTCCCAAACCGAGCCACGTCGGCGCTTGGGGATCTCTCGCCAATCGTCGGGAACCGGGTAGTAGTCCGCAACACGATAGCCTTGGGTCTTTTCATTTCGGACCCAGAAGCACACCTCCTGATCCCAGTCCTTTTCGAGATCTGAGGCTGGAATCGCCGGCGGCTGAAACCACCTCACGACCTCGTATTCGCGAGGCTTCCACTGCGCCAGCGCCACAGACCCGAGCACAAGCAGCCCCGAGAAGAGCGCCGCAAAGGTCCACTGAACGATCCGGATCACAGAAGCACCGCCGCCCATGAAGCGAGCGCGAGCGCTAGGGTGAGCGTGATGACGTCTTGCCACGGTTCATATCGGCCGATCCGGGGATACTCGCCTCCCGCCAACAGCACGAGAAAGGCCGCGACACGAAGCCCAAAGAGACACAGCATCGTGATGACAAACACTCTCATTTCGTGGTCTCCGCCGTTCTCAGAACGTCCCCAGAGCCTTGGCGATCAGATACCAAACGGCCGTGCAGACCACGATCATCCCGACCCATAGGCCGACCAGCCTTATTCCTGTCACTTTGCTTTCCTCCCTTTCTCGGTTTGAGAAGCTCCCAAGGCTCGACACCCCGATGTCTTGGGCAAACTGAACGACCGTAAGCTTTCGGGCTTTCAGGTGTTTGCGGATTTGGATCCCGATCGGGTGTAAGTTTTTCATGGTCACCACCTCGCCACGATTCGGTTCGTTCGAAAGTCGAGTACGACGTACTGAAAAGGCACTGCCCCATCGATCCCCGCTTGCGCGGATGAGGTCTCTGTCGTCGGCATCACAAACGACTCCTCCCTGGGAGGTATCGTGGTTTGGGTCGGGGGCTCCGACTGCGGCGGGGCTGCGCTCGTCAGTTCCTCGGTGATGGTCCCGGCTTCCGCAGATCCGGTCGGACCCTCCAGAAAGAGCATGAGGTTTCGCATGGGCGCCCGCGCGCGCGACGTGACGCCACTCTTAAAGGCCATGTAGATGGCGTTGACGGAAAGCCCGAACCGGCTGGCCAGCGCCGTCACGGGGATCCCCTTGGATCGGACCGCCTCCCGTACCTGGTCTCCCGTCCTCCGGATCGACTCCCCAAGATAAAAGCGTGCGGTTGTGCGAAAGACCGGGGGGCAGACTTCTCCCGTGGTCTTGACCTCGGCCAAGCGTTTCACGAAGGATTGCTCGGTCTTATCGGGCATCTGCGTCCCCATTGCCCGCCGTTTGATCGCGTAGCCGGCGAGGTTCCATGCCGCACAGCTGCACTGAATCGCCCGCTTTGGCTCGATCGGATCGATCAGGAGTGATTTTCCACAGGCCCAACAGATGCCACAGCTTCCGTTTGACCCGCTCACGAACAAGCTCCCTCGGTCGGGCGGTGCTCCAGCATGGAGCGCACCGACGACTCTCGGATGTCGATATGCTTTCTCCCGTAGGGCCCACGTCCGGAGAACTTGACCCGAAAGGTTGCGACGAGCGCCCGAGCGTCCGTGATTTCCTGCACGTGGTAGCCTCGCGCTTCGTAGACACCTCGCAGATAATCCTTCATCTCCATTGCCTCACCCTCCAAGCCTTCGCCGAATTGCCCGTCCGGCTGCACGTTCGTTTCCCTGCGTCCTCCACGCATCCGATGCCCCGAAGTTCAAGGCATCGAGGCGTTACCCGATTGACTCCCCAGCCCAGAAGGTCGGCGATCTCCTGGTTGGTTAAAGGTCCTCGGTCGGCGATCACCTCGAACACGACGGCTTGCCGAGAGTTGAGCGTCCGGCGCACCTTCGCGTACGCTTCGCGACTGGTTTCCTGGTATCCCCGCAAGAGATCAAGCTGGGTCATACGGTTCCTTCCTCCGAGGCGTCGGCCGGCTTGACGTTGAGATAGCGTTCGACGCATTCGGCAGAGCAGAAGTCCTCCTGAAACGTGAACTCGTTTTTCCGAAACGTTGCCAGGACGTAGAGCTGATCCGGTGCGAGGGGGCGGTTGCAGTGACAGCACTTGACCGACGCGCCCCGCGGCGCCGAGATGATCACGCTATGGACGAGAACGTTCACGCCGCCTCCAGCGTGGGGTCGCAGTCGATCACCATGGGGTCTGCGATCCGCTCATCCCGGAGCCACTTCAGGGTCTCCTCCGAGGCGTCCTTCGGGGTCTCGGAGAACCAGCACTTCTTGAGTGGACTCCACCGAAAGCCACGGCCCCGCAGGCGGTCTTTCGATTCATACGCTGCACCCCGCGCATAGATTCGAACCCACTCGCGGTGAGCCTCTCGGATCAACACGTCGAGGTAACGCTCCCCTCCGGCTCTCGTCTTCATGCAGAGAAGCTTCCAGAGAAGGCTCACGTCTGATCCCGCCTGATGCTGTTGCACGGCTGAAAAGTCTCCCCGCTCCCAGAGCAAATGCTTCAAGTGCCGGCACGGCATCCCCTCCGCGTTCCAGTCGATCATGCTTGACGAGCAGCCCCAGCGACCCCCCTCGAACTTCCCGAACCTACGGACAAACTGCCGATCGAATCGTGCGTTGTGAGCAATCAGCACTTCGGCTTGAGTCGCCATGGCCAGGAAGCGAAACCAGTCCAGCTGATGACCGTGGACGAGCTCCGCCGTGATGCCCGTAATCCTGGAAATCTCAACCGGGATTCCCTTCGTCGGCTGGTTTAAGCTTTCGTATCCCGCGATGAAGGCCTCGCTTTCGGAGTCGAAAAGCCGGATCGCACCGTCGATCACTTCGGCCGTGGACGTGTCGAGACCCGTCGTCTCGAAATCCAAGAGAGCGACGTTCACGATGCGAGTTCCTTCTCGCCCGTTCCGACGTGGCGAATCACGAAGGCCTTCCGGATCGCGAGCAACGTTCCACTCCGACGTGCCGCCCAGTACCTTGCGTCTTGCGCGTAGAACGTCTTTGACGCCCGGCTCTTCCCGGCTCTCCGGGCCGCAACCTTCTGACAGAACACGCGCTCCGCCTCAAAGCGCGCGTCCTTCACAAGATCGTGAATCAGGAGTGAGATGGCTCGATTTAACGCTGGCCTCCCGTTTCCGGTGCGTGAGACGCTACCGTTCGCGTGGCCTGCTTGACCGCGATCGTCGTGATTCCTTCCACCGCGGCAACCACACACGCCGCAGCCCAAAGACCCAGAATCGCAAACCTCATTCCGCTGGTTCGTTTTTGCATCGCTTCTCCTCGTGATGTTTAGGGCTTGGCTTTTTCGGCCTGACAGCTCGAGCAGGTCCGACCGCCCATCGTCTGGACCTCCCCGCATCGGGGGCAGTAGTGAAACTCGTCGTCGACGCCCGGATGAAAGAAGTTCGGATCGGCCCGGTTGTAGATCCCGGATCGGTCGGCCATCCCGAAGTGTTCGAGAATCCGCCTCTCTTCCTGCGTGGCCTCTTTCTCCCCGAGGAGCTGCATCTGGTTTCGCCTCCGCACTCTGGGACATCGGGTTCATGGCGTTACCCACGGAGCATCGTGGCGATGAAGGTCACGGCTGCGATGGCCGCCAGGACAATCGGTGCCCAGTCCAAGGCCTTCCTGTACGGCGGATCCTCGTCGAGAACGTGCTCCCATCCCGCGAGATTGATCTTGAACACCGGACGAACGGTGGAGCCGGACTGCTGAATCAACACAACGCGCTTTGACATGAAGCCTCCTGAGTTTGAGTGGAGCGACGAGGAAGAACCTGGCAGTTGAAACAGATCGGACCGTCGGGGGATTTCACGAAGCCCCCGGTCAGGGGTAGCCGACAGAGCGAACACCGCTGAGGACGGATCGCGGCTTTCGGGGGGATCGGGTTGGACGGCAACCGGCCGGCGCGGGTGGACCCTCCGGAGTCCTGAGACCGGCCCAGCCAGCTGACAATGAATTTGGGCCAGTTCTTCTTGCGCTTGGATGGGTTGGCTTGGATCCAGTCGGCCATTCTTCGAAGCTCGAGGTCCACGTCAACGGCGGGATGGCTTTCCCGCCATCGGTTCTTTTGGTCGTCCGTAATTCCAGACCAGACGAATTCGGCCGAGAGCTGAATCTCAGCTCGCGGCACTCTTTCTTCCTTTCCTTTCCCTTCCCTTCCCTTCCCTTCCCCACGTATATGCACGTGCATGCATGTGCGTTCACCTGCTGGCACGTTACGATCCGTAAGGTTTGGCTGACGGGTGTCCGCTGGAATCAAGAGTGATTGAGCTGGCTTAGCGACATTTTCTTTCGGCGGTGGAGGACAGACCGACTTCGCTTCACGGACGTTCGGACGCTGGTGATCGTGCCACGAGGGGATGTAGCCGTAGACCTTTCCGTCCACCTCGTACCGTCGCACGTAGTCGCCGGCCTCGAGAGCATCGAGAACGTCGGCAAAGTTGACGGGATCGTACGGGAGGCATTCGAGCTTGAGCTCCTGGGGCTGCCAGCGAAACCGCCCTTCACGATCCGCGACCGTGAAGAGTGCGGGGTATGCTGTCCGGAGTGGAAGTCCCGAGGACTCCTCCGCACGATAAAGCTTGAAGCTCTTGAAGAGCTCAGGCTTGACGGTTCGTATCCGCCCCAAGTGACCCCCTCTTGACCGGGGTCGGAAGGGTCGAAAACGAGGGGTCTGAGATGGATCCCAGCCCCCCCAATTTCAGAAACCCAGACTTTCCCCAGCAGTTATGGGCGCTTAAGTCGGATTCCCTAAAAAATGACGCGTTTAACGGGCTTATGAGCGCTTGAATGGCATTCAAGAGGTCGGCAGTTCGATCCTGCTCAGCTCCACCAAATGCCAGGCCGTCTATCGATTCCTGGCGCGTATTTTTGAGGGTTGTTCCGACTTTGCGACCGAAATAAGACCGAGCCCCCGATTCGCGACTGGTGGTCACAAAGAACCGGGGGCTCGGGATCGGATCGGGTTGACCCCGAACCGAGACATCAAACTTGGAAGAAGTGACCACCATCACACGCAAAGGATTGTGACCTCCGAGAATCGTGTCAAAGGTTTTTTATCGCGGCCGTTTCCGTTTTCGATTTTTTGGAGGTCAGCAACGGCCCAACTTTTTTCAGAACCTCCAGCGTTGAACCCGGCGCCAAGTGCGCATAGCGCTGGGTCATGCGCAGATCTGCATGTCCCATCACTTCCGAAATGATGCGCAACGAAACGCCCGCCTGAGCCAAGTACGACGCTCCCGTGTGCCGGAGATCGTGAAAGCGCAGATCTGTCAGCCCAGCCCGCTTCACAGCGGCCTCAAACAAATGCGTGAGGTCCGCAGGCTTGCCTGTAGCGGGGTTGGGCCACACCCATGGATGATCAATATGCCGGACGCGGAGTTGCTCGCGTAGCACTTCTTCGGCCTCGGGCAGGAGCGGAACAGAGCGAAGCGTGAGCGCGCGCTGGCTGCCCTTAAAGCGTTTGAGCACGATCATGTGCTGAGAAAGCTGAATCTGATCGATCTGCATGTAACGGATTTCGTCCCGGCGCATGAGCGAGAGAATCGCGAACCGAACCACGCGGCCCAGCCAATCGGGACACGCCGCGATCAGCTGCTCCCGTTCCTCCGCATCGAGCCAGCGCACCCGCGCCGGGCCGCTGGGCAGCTTGTGCCAGCCCCGTAGCGGGTTGTCTTCGATCCATTCCCACTTCACGGCCTGAGAGAGGATCGTACAAAGCGCGAGGACGTATGCGTTTGCCGTACGATGCTTGCAACCCTCTCGAAGCAAGATCGCCACGTAATCCGCGACAAGCTTCTCCGTGATCTGCGACGTCCGCAGCCGGCCAAAGAACGGGAGAAGCCGCTTGATGCACTCGCGATAGAAGGCCTGAGTCGCCGGCCCGTGGTACTGGGGCGAGTAGACGGAAAGAAACTGATCGGCCACCTCGGCCAGCGTGGGCTCAGGTTTCTCCGACTCTCCGACCACCGGAGGAAAGAACCCAACATCACGCCCCAAGACCTTGCGTGCCGACCGTTCGAAGATCTTGCGTGACAGCAAGGCCTCCGCCGCGGCTTTGTTTGGACCCAGACTCAGCCGTACGCGCCGACCCTTCTCGTAGAAATCGGCATACCACGAGGCCCCCTTCTTCGTGAGACCCACCTCAGACGCCCCCGCCAGAAACGAAACCAGCACGAGCGGCTCGGCTTCTCCCCCCCTTACCACCACGACGCAGGGAGTTACGTCGGGTTTGCAATGTAAGCAACCTTTTTACAGCTCGGACGAATCTGCTTCCGGTTCCCCTCCGAAGTCTGTAGGTGTACGTCATATCGGCTCAGACCACAGGTGACCCCTTGGGTTACTGACACGCTGTGCCACCACCGCGCGGACTACCGGATAACCGATGCCAAAGTCAAGAGGCCCAGGTAAAACAGGACGAGTGACGCCGAAGGAGTTCAGAGCGGTGCGCGCGTCGCTGGAGATGACTCAGGTGGAGCTCGCCGACCATCTCGGGATCAGTGTCTCGGCGGTCCGGAAGTACGAACGCGGCGCCCGACGCATTCCGCTGATCGTTCAGCGGTTTTTACGCCTGATTGAAAAGACGAAGTAGGTCACAGTTGCTACTATTTAGATGGCTTCGGCTCTGCCGGCTTCGTAAGCACGCCAGCCTTAGCCACCTGGATGCGCGCCTGATCGATCGCTTCCACCGAACGCACCAGGAGTCCAGACGACTTATCAAAATGCCGATGGTCCGCATCATCCCAAAATCGCAAGAGCTCTTGGAGTGCCGCAGTCCGAAGTTTCTGCGCTTGGTCGATCGCCGTATGAGCAGCTTCAAAGCGAGGTGGAACCTTTGCAGTAAGATACTGGTCCTGCCACGCGTAGAGATTCCATCCATAGGCGCTTTCGACGATCTTGTGTAACTCTTTCATCGATTCTGTGTCCCCGGTCTGAAGCCCAACGAACCCACGTTTCACCTTTTGGAAAACGCCCTCCTGTGTCTTGAAATACTCAACGCAGGCGTCAACGTAAGCGCGGTCTGGATCGATGGTCGGGACGGCCTTTGGTCTAGCGTCCTTTCGACCTCGAATCTCAACGAGAGATTCCCGAGATGCATCAGACACGTAGTACTGAATCATCGGGATCGCCATGAGAGCAAAGAGCGGGATAGAAAATATCGCTGCACGCATAAGATGCTTTCGAAATAAAGCGGACACTTGGTGGCTTTCGCCTTTCGCTCTGATGGTCGCGGTCGACTTCTCGATCTTCGCCGTCAATCCATCGATCATTTCCTCAAGCCTGGTTGGTGTGTTTCCCATGAAGTCCCTCCGAATTCGACGCATAACACGCACCGCCGTCGTGCGTAAAGTATGGCTTATCGCGTCTTTGGCTTAAGTCGACGCAACGCTGAGGAGACCAGCTTCTGCATAAACGGATTCGGAGTGCGCCGCGCCAGCTCCCATTCTTGCAGCGTACGCGTTGACATCCCGAGCCGCTTGGAAAGCTCGCTCTGGGACAACTTGAGGCGCTTGCGCGCCTTCTTGAGATCGGCAGCAAACACGGCCCCCTATTGTTCGCCCGTACGGCATTGCGTGTCAAGCTCGCCGTTTTCCAGACACCGAGACAGGTACCCGATCGTTCCCCGTAGGGATCGGGGATCGCCCTGATGATAGGCCGCAAGCACCTGGCGAGCCGCATCTCTGAAGAAAGCTAAGAGTTCTTTTTCCGACATCGTGCCTCCTACCCTCAGACTATACGTCAGTGACGTATAGATTGCAAGATGGGGTCAGTGGTCGCGGTACCGGGCGACGGCTGGAACCCGGAAGGCAGCGTCCAGCTCGCCGGAAATCGCCGTCATTGCCAGTACGTACGAGTCCCCGTCGACGAGCGGCAGGTCCGCCGGCAGGGTTGCGCGATACTCCCCGTTCGTGCCGGTCACGTAGCTCATGGCCATCGGCCATGTCGGACCGGTCACCGCATTCCCATCCGCATCGAGGAGAGTCAGGGCTGCCGTCGCATCGTTCACCCAGGCATCGGTTGCGGCGTTCCTAAGCCGGGTAATCTTCACGAGATTGTCGTTTCCGATATAGAGCGTTTTCATGGCGTGCCTCCGCATTCGATCTTCGCTGAGATGATCGGGATGATTTCGATGGTCGCGGCGAGGTGTGCCACGACCCCCCGCTGAGCTGGACCGCCGGGGAGGATCTCGCTCAGCGCCGGCGCCGCGGCGCCGGCCGTGAACTTTACACCAAGATCAGCGGCGGTTTCGATGCCTCCCGCAAGCACAGGCATTAGCGCCGCCACCATGGCGAGCGTGGCAGTGGGCCCAGTGAAGATCCACCCTGCAGCATAGCCGAAGCTTGCCGGCGATCCGCCTCCCAATCCCCCAGCGGCGATCATGAAGGCGTCCCACGATTAGCCACAAGCCCCAGGGGCAGGTCGTCCAAAGTCACCGGCCCCCCGGCTTTATCCGTCAGGGGCCAGCTCTTGAGAACCGTCGTCCCATCGGCCGCATAGAGCTTAAGGGTCGACGTCGCGGTGTCGATCCGGATGCGGTTCGTCGCTACCTGTTCCGCCAGATTCGACCGGGTAAAGTGAAGGACCTCGGCATCCCGATAGATTTCTTCCCCTTCCTCCCACGAGTACACGGCTTCGTAATCCCCCTGGTCGACGATCACAGCGGTCGGATCCCAGGTCTTTCGATATACGCCGGCGAGCTCGTCAACCCCGATGACTTCCGTCATCGCCGCGTTTTTTTCCGTCCAGCCCGAGGCCTTGAACGTGCCGTCGGTCCAGTCAAGAAAGTGGTGATTGGAGAGCTTCCGAATCGCCACGGTCGGGATCTCTCCGATGGTTGGCAGCCCCTCCTCGAGGATTCGAAGCTCGAGGAGCACGGCCGAATCGCCGATCTGAACCGTCCTCACCGGACCCTCACGGATACGAGCCAGTAATTTCCCTCGGGTGCAACCTCTGAGGCCATCTCGCATTGAAGGACTAGGAGCCCATCGCAGTCGTCTACAGACCACTCCGCCTGACGAAGAAGCTCGAGGGCATTTTCGAATGCAAGTTGCTCGGTCTTCGCGATGCCCGTCACGACCGTCGCGGGTTCGTTCGCCGCGGAAAAGCCCACGAGATCCCATCCCGGAGATTCTCGCGGAGCGAAGTGCCCGTGCTTCTTCAGTTCAAATGTGGAAATTGTGTTCATGTTCCGAGCCCTTTCATGGTCCTCTGAGGTTGCGACTCGTCCTCTTGCCAGAGGTACAGGTACGGATCGAAGGCGGTCCCGGCGTATTCCTCGGTTCGGAAGATCACGTTTCGGGTGAGCCCGTCGTCCTCGTAGATGTCGGACATCCGCGCGTAACAGACGTTGTTTGCGAAGTCGATGTGATCGGCGTTGACGATCTGCTCTTTCCAGCCCGTGGACGCGATGGCCTGGTCCCCCTCCTGATAGGCTGACGTGCTATCGAAATCAGCGTCCGTGCCTTCCAGGGTCGGGGCCCAGTGGGGATCGGCCGATTTCGCGAGCCGGGTTCTGATCGTGGTCCCGGTCGAAACTGACTGAGCATACCGGACGATCTTTCCCTTCTGAATCACGGACTCACCGGATCAGGTGGCGTCCCCGAAAAATACGAATCCGCCTTAGTAATTGTTCCCGAGGCCGTGGAAGGGTAGATCGTCGCGTTTCCTCCGGAGTACCCCGTGAGATCGAACTTGAGGTACCATCGTGTCCGGCCCCAGGTATCCATGCCACCGCTCGTCGTCTTCGACCGGCCTACGGCCGCTGTCGTCGCAGCGGGTCTTAAGGTCCAGGTCGACATTCTAATCCGGCAACGTCACCCGGATGTACCCAAGCTCTCCGCTCAGCTGGGCAGCCGTTCCAAGAACCACATCGAGCTTTTTCTCGACGACCGGAACCTTCAGGTATTCCCCAAAGTAGGGCCAGACTACGCCCCCACCCTTGACCCAGGTTTCGGGCCCCGTCAGATCCGTCGCGCCGTCATAGCGGAACTTCACCGTCGTCTCGACGGAGACGACGAGATGCCCGCCCACGACAATAATCGCCGTTCCGTCAGTCGGTGCTGCGATCAATTCCCCGGACGCGGCCAGATCGACCTTCGCATGAAGCACCCCGTACGGCACGCCTAGAAAAAGGACCTGGCCTAAGCTCGGCTTTCCCATCGCACTGAGAATTGCAGCCAGGTTTCCGCTCTCTTGCGCTGCCCCCGCAGGAAGAGCCGAATCGACCACACTTGCAAGAAGGGTATCGTCGTCATCCAGAAGAGCCCGCCGACCAACACCGGCGCCGTTTCTGAATGCAAAGATCCTTGAAATCACGCCCATAGCATCCCCTTAAGGTCCAACCTTCAGCGATCCCTTCTCAACCTTCGCCTCACACTCAAGGAGAAGAGCCTGAAACCCGGCGTCCCCCACGAGGAAGAAGTGGTTCAATCGATCGTCAGAGAGCTTCGAGCAGACGCACCCCTCGCTGAACGGGTTCTTCACGGCCCATTCGTCAGGACGGGTTGTTTTTGCCGCGCACGCTGTCGATAGCGCGGAGATTGCCAAGCAACCGATCCACGTCCTTCTCCAGCTCCACGGTGTTTTTTGTTTGAACGTCAAGGATGATCTTCTCCTTTGCTTTGCCGCTGGTCTTCACCACTTCGTTAGCCTGCTGAAGCGGGGTCTTCGCTCGCATCCGCGCCCAGACGACCCATGCCCCAACCACGGCGGTGAGAAGTCCGAGCGCGGGAACGATCCACTCCACTACTTGGCCTCGATTCCAACCTTTGCGATAGCCGCACGAACCGTCATCAGACCCGTGCCGCCCAGAATCCAGTTGACCGTATCGACCCACGACATCTGCGGACCAAAGAAATGCTGATAGAGTCCCCACCCCACGACGGCCAGACCCACCAGATACGATTTTTTCCCCTTCAGAAACCCGATTACCTTACTCATCACGCCTCCTTGTGGATCACTTGGATGTGAAAATGCGGCCCGGTGCCGTGATCCAGCTGAGGCACCGTGTCGTGTTGGCTGTCCCCATAGGGGAACTTCGTATTGATCTCGTCTCGAAATTGGTCGTTTGGGCATCTCCGTAAGATCCCAACGTCTACGAATCGGTAGGGCTTGGGCTGATTGAAATGCGTATCCTTCTCTGACAGTCGGTCGTGCCGAACAATGCACGTCACCATGAGAAGCTCTTTCCCCGTCTCCCACGCGCGGCAGGATAGGTAATCCAGTACGTCCATGATTCGGCGATCCACGTCCCGAAACTCGACTTCAATCTGCGGGCTGGCGAAGAGGATCTGTCTCACTCAGTTCTCCTCACTTGCATTTCCTCCAGCTTGGGAACTTGGCGCAGAGAAAGAGCTGGAGGGCGGAAACCTCGTCCCAGATTTGAGTGTGCTGAGCTTGGTTCGCTGCGGCGTAGCTCGTGAAATTAGACTGGAGTTGATTTTGCGCGTCTCGATAAGCAGCCAGTACGAAGCCGAAAACAGTGAGAGAGAGAGTAGCGAGGCCCAGAACCAGACCCGTAGGTATAAGCGATCCCACCGTTGAGCGGCGGACATAGCCCACGGGGGGATTTTCTTGATTCCCTCCCCGTACTTCACTGCGATCGTCTTCACTCATTCGTCCTCAAGGTTCGTCACGCGTCCGAGAGGCCGGCAGTCGATCATCCCGCAGGTTTCACAGACCATGATCCGTTGAACGTTATAGGACCCGCAGCTCACCGGTCCCCTCAGTTCCGTGAGACGCGACCCACAAACAATCTCTCTCCCATTCAGCACGATCTTCCTCCGACAGCCGAAGAGGCTCGGACGTGCACGGAGCATCACATAGCGATTCCATCCGCCCCACGGCTCCCGGAGCTCCTGGTAGACCCGCCTCCACCACGTTAGGCTCCGAAGCGCCCCGGCCATGTCCTCCTCCTCTGATCAAACTCAAGAACTGTTTCATCACGGGTTACACCCCCAAAGTTTTTTTTAACCACCGTCTGAACCGCCCGAGTTGGGGACCAGCCCAAGCTCGCCTTCGATACGCGTTTTGAGCGTGTTGAGAAATGGTGATGGGTTCGATCCGCTTCCGAAGACCCAACACCCCGACCCCGGAGCGGACCCGAACTGTCTCGAGGTCGTCCCCGTCTGCATCGGAGTCGATCGAATCATGGTGACAATCTGGTCACATTGCGCTTCGGTCGCACTCGCATAGAGAAGACTCTTTGTCGCGTCGGCTGCCAGTGTCGGTGCCGAAAGAAACATCACCATCAAAACGAGTCTGCGCATCATCCTCCTCCCGGTCCGCCCATGTTGTTCGACGCGTTGTTTGAGATCCGAACGTCGCAGATCTTTCCGTCCCACCACGTTCCAGTCGCACCCCAGCCAGGGTTCGCGCGTCCGACGTTAGTCTGCTCGTGTACGAACGACTTCCCAGCCAAGTTCGACGCCGAGCAGGTCCCAAGCGACGTGCCATCGTACAAAATCTCGGCCGTCCCCGCTCCTGCCGGGTCGATCACGGCTCGAAGCTTGTGCGGAGTGCCATCGAAGAACGAGGTCGAAATCGCCTTCTCACAGTACACGGTCGCATTGTCGCTCGATTTGACATAGATCACGGCAGTCGGCGAGGTCCCTGTGTAGAAGTAGAGGAGGAGGAGGTTGGCGTTTTCGCCGTCTCCCAGTGACACGACTCCAGGATTCTCTCCTGTGTTGTTCCGGGTCCTGGTCGTCCACGTCTCGATCGTAACCCCATCCGAGAAGTCGAAGTTTAAGGATGCATTCGGCGTCGTATTCTGGAACCACTGCCCGGTGCCGTCTACCCGCGGGAACGACACGCATGGCCCGACCGCGTAGAAGTCGCCGGTCAACGCTTGGTTGAAACTGTAATAACCCGTCGCCTCCGTTGGAGTCGCCGTGTGCGAGAGAACCTCGTCCGTGATGTCTCCGTAGCTCGACTCACTCATGGCAAACTGAAGGATCACGTCCGGCTCAGAGGTTCCTCCGTTAGCCGGGTAGCCCTTGTCGTATAGGCTTTCCGGGGTTGGGCTCGGGGTCGGCGTCGGAGACGGGGAAGGCGTCGGTCTCGGTGTGGCTGTGGCCCCCGGTGTCGGGGTCGGCGTCGGCGTCGAAACTGCCGGAGCACCCGAGATTCCATACCATCCTGCGATCTCGTTCCATCGTGCCTCGACCTCGGCATCCGTGAACGCGTGACCGTAGACCTCTACGAGATCGATCAGCCCCATCCATTGATCGTTGACCGATGAGACGGTCATCAGGGACGCGCTCGTCTCCATGCCGCCGATCCAGAACTGCTTTGCGGTCGGATGATAAACGTCCGTTGTCGTCGAGGTGTAATCCACGACGAGCGTCTTATTGTGGTAGGTCTTGAGCCGGGTCCCGTTGGGCTCTCCCGTTGAGTCCCACGTCGCCGTGAAGATCAGCCAGTCATCTTTCGACCATTGAACCCCGCCCGGGATTGTCGTATCCGCAAGCGTCTCCAACCCGCCGTAACCCCAGAAGTGCCGCCAGTTGTAGGACATCCGGGGGTAAAGCTCGAAGTTGTTCCCCGTGGCAAGAATCGTCGGACCGTTCGCGGAATACGAGTCCCCTGCGAATCGAGGGTTCACCGCCGCAACGAACGTCCCCTTCTTGTAGTTGATGTTCCGCTTCGCCTCGTACTCGATCCAGTTCGGCCCGAAGGTACAGGCCGCCGAGGTCGTCTTGCAGTAACCATACTCGCCCTTCATGGGAGACCGGCCCGTCGGGTACGCGGTCTGAACGTCCACCTCTTGCGCGAGAAAACCACCAACGCGCATCGTGCAAGAGCCACTGACCAAGAACATCACCTGCATGTTCCCGGTTGCGCCTGCGGTGAACGCCTTCCACGCAGAACCCGAGGTCTTGATCTCAGACACCGGCTGAAGCGTCGTCGTGGCGGTGAACGCCATCGTTTCCGTTTCGGGTTGACCGCCCGAAGCCCCGCCGTAAATCAAGTACCCGTCGCACGTTCCCGATGCGGTCTTGACGTAGAGGTCCACGTGGAAATCCTTGCTCGCAATCGGGACCGATACGGTCTGAAGCACTCCTTTGTTTGGCCCAGCGATGGATGCGAGAGACAGCTCTCCGAATGATTCCACGTCCTCCGTGATCGTCGGGCTATTGAGCGGCGTCCACGCGCCGTTAGACGGATCTTCGGAGTAGAGCAGGACATTCTCGCCATGCCCCTGGAAATACATTCCCGGTCGAAGGCTGACGTCGCCACGAGCGTATCCGCGCGGAATCTCTCCCTCCTCCGCGTAGGCCATCGCCGTCGGAGAACTGAAGTATTGAACCGTCCCGTACTGCCGATAACGATGCGGACCGTCCCCGACAAGAGGCGTCATCGAATCCCCGAGCATCACTCGAAAGAGAACGTCTTCACCGGGATCAGTGGCGCCGGCTTTCCCTCGTTTGCGGTTATAGACTTCCGTCCCCTCAGCGTCGTCCAGGAGAACATCCCAAATCACAATCTCGCTCATCTCTGCGTCCGGAGCGTCCGTCGTCCCCCTGAGCTGAAGCGTCAACTCTCCCGCATCGAAAGCGTTAGCCGCGGTGTTGGTCTCTCGGATTTTCACCCCGTCGCGCCAGATCTTATAGACGTCGTTCGTCGTGTCCCATCCGAAGACCCAATGTGTCCAGCGGTTCGCCTCTTTTGCGATGACGCGCTCCAGGCTCGTCGGAGGAAGTTTCAAGGTATCCACCACCACGGCCCCATTGATCGACAGACCCACATGCGATCCGCCGCCGTTGATTTCAAGCTCGTTTGGAAGGCTCCCGCGTAGCCAGGTCGTTCCGCCGCTCGTATAGTCCGAGCCGAAGTCCCGGTTGTTGTTGATCCAGAACGCGACCGTTCCAATGTCGGCGATTTGCGCGAAGACCGAGTTCGGAATCGTGTAGACCCCCGCCGTGGACGTGGCGGCAACTCCGGTCGTCGGAACGTAGGCATTGGCCACCGCTCCAGCCATGCGGTCGAAGCCCGTATCGGTGTTGTACTTGTCCCAGAGTTCCAGGTGGGCATCGGAAACGACCGTCTCCGTGTTGTCCCCGACGATCACCGCTACGAATACGTTGCCCGAGGATCCCGATAGAAACTCTTTTGCCACCTCGCAGGGCGCCCAGTCAGTCGAGACAAGACAGTCGGTAATTCCGACGTGCCCCGCTCCATCTCGAACCCGGACGCGGACCGAATGGTCCCATCCCCGAGACTTAAGCCACACGCGAAACACGGCCAGATGGTCGGTGTCTGCTGCGATCCCGGTGTCTTGCTCCACTCCCTCGCCGGCCGCGAACCCGTAGAGGTCATCGGCGGTGTAGGTGCCTTGCGGGGAGAGTTCCCAGTTCTGAGATACGGAAGCGTCTCCGATCGGTTCCCACGCGGCGTTATTCAGCTCCTCCGAATAGAGCGCGTAGTTCTTGATCGGTCCGTTGAAGTACGCTCCCTCGAGAGCCGAGCCTTCGCTGGGAACGGCCCCGATTGGAAGGCCATCCGTGGACGACAAGGAAAGCGAAGAGATCCCAGTCCGGTAGTAGATCGATCCGGTTCTCGCGTAACTCACCGTCCCGACTTGGGGGGTCGCCTCCCCATCCCAGAGGTTGTGCTGGAAAATGATCTCATCCTCTTGCGGAAGTGGAGCCGTTACCCCAGATCGCGCGCTGCGCGCCGGCCTTGGCGAATACTGAAACGATTGCCAAGCTGCGAATGCCGCCGTAGCGGCACAACAGATCGCAACCACGCTCACCATTTCAAGCCGGCGCTTCATGTTACTTCAGAGGGCAGACGTCGAATTTCATGGAGTCCGCGCTGGTGGACACACAGGAGAGATAGAGATCCTCTCCCTTGGCCAGCCAAGCTTCCGGAAGACCAGCAAAGATCTTCGATCCAACCTGAGAGTCCGAAAGGCTCAACACGTTGATCGTCACCGGACCCATCGCACAGAGGATCGTTTCCCCCTCGAACGTGGTCGGGTTGTAACCGTAGATTTTGTACCGCTTCCAACCGCTAAGCGCGGCGCTTCGATGCTGCGTCGCCTTGTCGGCCGCGTACTGCACGCACCCGGTCTGCGTCCCGAACACCTGATTTAAGGTCTCGGCCTCGTAGGTGTACTGGGCCAAGGTCCGAAGTGGGAACGTCGCAAGCAGTGCCGCGACCAGAATCCAAAGAACTGATTTCATTCCTGTGTCCTTTCTTTTTGAGGGTCCTTATTCTTCTCTGCCTGTAGCTTTTTCAATTCCGTCCACCGCCGATCGAAGTCGACATTCTTGATCACCGTGAAAGGAATCAACCGCCACAGATCCTCAGCAGTGAGAATTTGCAGCGTAGGAATTGCGAGAGGGCCCACGATCGTGACCTGCCCATTCGGTCCGTGATTGAATACGGTCTGAAGGATGACATGATCCACCGCCTCGATCGTTTCCTCGGTCTTGTCGTGGTAGATGATCTGAATTCCGTATTTGTCCGGAATTCTCGGATCTTCTTTTTCGATGGTCGGAAGGGTCGGGATCATTTGTACCTCACGATGAATCGAACCGGGATCGACCGGGGCTGAATGGATTGAGTCGCGGATCCACCTGATCCCGTGGCGCCCGTTCCGGAGGCTCCCGTGGCGCCCGTTCCGGAGGCTCCCGTGGCGCCCGGAGTCGCGCTATCCGTGGAACCGTCCAAGGCGACGCCATAGCTCGGGCTGTAGCCATCGTCGGAACGATGATCGCAAGCACCAAACCCATCCGGATTCCACTGAGTGGCGGCGACGTGATTGACATAGATCCATTCGTTCGTTGAGGGGCGAACGTAGATCTGCGCCCACCCTGCCGTCGAGAGCGTGTGTGAGTGTGCATCGCTCGTATGCGTGTGACTCGGGCCGGTGTGCGTGTGACTCGGGCCGGTGTGCGTGTGAGCGAGGTTGACCTGGTGCGCCGCATTTCCAACCGGGCCCGCCGACCATGCGACAGAATCGATGTTTCCACCGCCATCCGTCCCGAGGCCCACAAGGTACCTCCCTGACATATCGCGAAGCGTCTTCCCGTTCAGCGGAGAATCGACGTCCGAAACCACCGAACCGTCCGCGTACTTGAAGTGGTCCGGATCGAACGTTACCGCCCCATCAAAGTCGTCAAACGGCAACACGACCCCGATCGGCACGACCTTAAGAAGCATCGATTCAATCGCCTGGCGAACCTGCGTCCGGTCCGTCTTGCTCAGCGTAAGCCCCTCGGTTTCGATCAGGCCTGCCAGCTCCTCTTGAATCGCGTTGCACCAGTCGGCAGAAAATCGGGTTGCTTTCGTCCCGGCCCCCGGAACGCCCTTTCGGAAGTACCCGACCGTACCTCCAACCGCGTCCGGGGTCGGGATCGAAACCGCAGTATCTTCAGAATCGATTCTATGCATGTCGTCCTCGGTTCATACGTATTGAAAGATCACCCTCGCGTGAGCTGGCCGAGCGGCCAAGATTACGGATTCGATCAACTCGTCTCCAAATTCATCCAGCCGATCGGTGCACCGGGAATCCTCACAGTCCGCCCGAAGAATCGTGCTGGCCGGAAGAGTCACGGAGAACACGTGCGTTTCTGCATCGTCGGAGATGTCATCAGTCGTAATCGTGTAGCCAACCCGTCCGGCGAGAGCGACGTAGAACGCCTTCGTGAGCGCTTCTCGCGCGGCGTATTTCCAAATCACGAGGCCTCGGCGCTCGCTCTCGGACTTGATGTACGCATCGAAAATGCCCGGCAGACCCAGGATCCGCTCGAAATCACCCAGCAGTTCTTCTGACGTTCTCGGATCAGACTCTTGAAGAAGCGCCGTGACTCGATCCCCAACACGCGTGGCCTCTGCAGAAAGAGCTTCGGCGAGCGCCCAGAGTTTCGACCCAGGCCGTTTCAAGAAAGGAATCCCGGGGGGCAAGAGCCTGAAGATGGTCTGAACGTACCGGCTCATGTGAACGTCACCGTCCCGAGGACCGGCAGATACCCATCTGAAGGAACAAAGTCTGCAGAGGGGCTTGTCAGTGTGTAGTCCTCCTCGCCATCCGCAAGCGAGATCGCCTCCCTCATGTGACTCAAAAGAATGGGCTCTCCGGGTTCGCCTTCCCGCTCAAACAGGTCGGAGAGCTCAGCGCTGACGGCATCCTTGACCGCCTGAGTATCCGGAAGGACGGAGAGCGTGAAATCAACGAACGTCGCGGTCGGAGCAAAGACGTACTGATGGGCTGTCACGGGGCGCTTTGCTTCGATGTAAGCGCTCACAGCAGCGACCTCGGACTCAGACGGAAAGATGTCGTCGTCATCGTCTCGCACGAAGAAGATCGCGACCGTTCCGTCTCCAAGGTAGAGCGGCTTGACCCAGGCTCTTGTGACGCCCGCAACCTCCTTCGCCCACTGCTCGTAATCGGAGGCGGATCCCCCGTTGACTGGGTTGGCCATTCGAGACAAGAGCCGAACACGAAGGTCCTCGAGGGCCTCCTGGTCGACTCCGCCCCCGATGGCGGACGTCACAAGACAGTCGGTATCCACGCCGTCGATCGGCGTTTGAAATGAAAGACTGACCCCGAGCTCCGTGTTTCCATCCTGACCGAACGCAACCGCCCGAACCGAAAGAACCGCTACTCCTCCGGCGATCGTCGCGTCCGTCAGAACCTGAAACTCGGCCCCGTCTGCACGTTCGAGAATGGTCTCAGCGGGGATCGTAACCGCATCGGTCCCGGTAGCCGTGGCCTCGCCTTCTGCGTAAGCCGCGGCAGTTCGTATCAAACCGAAAAGCGTGGCCCAACGGAGCACGTTTTCCTCGTCGGCTGTGTCCGGGAAGATCTGGCGCGCGGCCCAGGAGATGTACCCATAGAGACCATGAACCAGGCCGGCAAACACTCGTGCGAAGAGCCAGACGAAGGTGTTCCGGACGACCTTCCCGACCAGCGAAAGGTACGTCTGAAAATCCTGCTCCGTGCGCGTGATCAGCTCGGGTAGCGTCGGTCGACTAAACGGCATGTTGCCCCTCCCACAGATATTGGAACGTCTGACGAAGAGCTCCGCCGGCGATTTCGACCGTGATCCGGACAATCCCAAGACCCAAAAAGTCCGCTGCTACACTGACTTCCTTGGCAATGCCGGCATCGATCATCCATTGAAGAGCCGCACCGCACCATTCCCGGATCTTGACCAGCGTCTCCGGGATCTGCTTTTCGCGTCCGAGGAGCCAGAGCTTGGATCCAAACTGGGCCCCGAGGCGGTCTTCATTCAAGACGGAGGCACCCCACCATCCGCGAGGATCCTCCGTCCGAGTCTCCTCCCGGGCGTCCGAAAAGAGCGAAATCGCGACCATCGTCTGAAGGCCCTCATCGCGGGTGAAATCGTCCCCGGTGAGCTCAATATCGAACTCGCTTGTTTCTGAATTCTGGATCAGCTTGACGTCCATTTACATTCCCGGTGTCGGGGCTCCCGTGTGACCCGGCGTGACGTCCTGCGCGTGGGTGTGGCTGTTGTAGGCCGCGCGAACCGATCCCATGCTTCCAACGCCATCGGTCACAGTGGCCCCGACGATGGCCCCTGTGACGGTCAGGTTCCCGCTCATTTCGACCACCGGAGACACGATCGAGAGCTTGCTGGAGCTCTTGATCTCGATCTCTCCGGAGGCCTTCACCTTCACGTAATCCCCGGCCTGGTTGTAGAGCATCGACTCTCCAGCCCCGAGATTGGTCGGACGATACCGGCGGTCTTCCGTTGCGATCGCAATGTTATGGCTCCTGGATCCCCCCAGGCTCAACATGATCGCCTCGCTTCCGTCCGGAGGAACCGACGCGAACCCAAACTCCTGGTAACGATCGACGCCAGAGCGCCGGTCTCCCGCGAACCCCGTCAGCGTGAGCTTCTGAATCCCCCCAGAATCGTCGACGGACTCGATGAGGGTCTTCGTGATCAAGAGAGCTATGCGGTGTTTCAGGTCTTCGATCAGACGCATTATTCGTCCTCCGCGTCTGGAGCAAAGGCCCCGAATACTTTTGTTTCCGGATCGACGAGAGGTTCCGGGAGGTAGGCGTCCGGACGTTCCAGTTCGATCGTCGTGGTTGATCCCCCCCCTAAGTCCCTGGAAAAGTGGAGGCCGGCGATTAGAAACTCACCATCCAGCCCCGCCTCTGGAATCTTCACCTGCACCTTCGCGTTGACCTCCCAAAGGGGAGATTTTTCATCTGGACCCTGGCGCCAGCCGACGACCTCTACCGATACCCGGACGGTCCGCGCGGCGCGTGAAATCGCCTCCCACTGCGCCCGCTTTTTCGAATCATCGGCCGTGGCTGACTGGTCGGCCACGATCCCATAAGGCCGGTAACGCGGCACGCCTGAATCTGTGGCCTGCCCTTGGATCTGGTTCGAAGATGCACCGAAATCTTCTGCGCTCCCCGCAGTCTGGGACTGCACGACGTACTTTGAGAACCGATCCTGGGTGTCGTACCGGATCGTATACTGCTTCAAGTTCTGGCCGGAGATGATCGCCGTCGCAGCCCTTTTGGCCCCTGGAAGAGCGAGCACGAGCTGACCGGCCTCATCCGTCTGGAACAGAACCCCTCGATACTTGGCATGGTCCTCAAGGATCTGGGCCACCCGAGTGCCGCACGAGATCTGCACGAATGGAAACGGCTTTCCCGGGCTTGCCTGCTCCACGTATTTGATCCCAAAGTCCGCGATCAGCTTTCGAACCAGCTGAGATAGCGTGACATTTTTTAGCTCATAGGCGTTCAAGATCGCCGAGCAGTCGACGAGATCGGCGGTCTTGTCCCGGCCTGCGGCCGAAATTTCAAGGCCGCTGGAGGAGCGCGACACCTCGAGCTGGTCCACGTAGCCGGTGAGCACGGGGTCTCGGTCGATCAGGACTCGGCACGCGGAGTAAGGCTTCACGAACCAGCTCTGGGACGCTGCATTCCAGCTGTCCACCATGCCGAGCGAGAATCGCCCACAGATGGCCCCGAGCTCCCGTTCGATGGAGACCCGCTTCCAGCCCTCCAGCCGATTCCCCCCGACCTCGAGCGTGATCTCAGACACGGCCGACCACCCTCAACGTTTGCCCGCCGGGTACCCGGTTGGGGTCCACCACGAAATTCCTTGCGAGGATGTCGTCTTCGCTTAAGACGTCTCCGAAAAGCTCGTAGGAGAGCACCACCGCGGGCACGGATTCCGTGGTGTCAACATCGATGACATGCGGGAGATCCGTATCCGGATCCGGAACGTTCTTCGAAATGAAGGTCCGAAGGTCCGCCAGTGCGAAGAGGAGATCGTCATCTTCAATCGTCTCGTATAGCCCTTCGATACAATCGAACATCGTATCCTTGGCGGCCTGGGCGTCCTCCTCAGACTCAAATTCGATCGCGGCTGCAGCTTCCGCCGCGGAGGCCACAGCAAGCGACTTTACGTACTCCCGGAACGCCTTGTTATTCGTGTTCTCCTGCACCCGTGAGGCGGTCAGAACCGACGTGATCACGTCGTCGGCGCCGTAGGTAAAGAGGCTTGTATAGGCTCTGAACTGGTCAGAACTCGCCGGCATGGATCCGGAGATCAAACCGATGGCCGATGCCATTCGGTCGGCCAGGAGGTCCGGGTTATCGATCAGATCCTCCATGTCGCTTCGAAGATCAGCGGCAGAGATCGCAAGGTCCGTGATCTTGTCTCCCGTCTCGACCACGCCGGAGGTGGAGTCCTCGATCGCCGTGGAGAGCTGGGTCACTTTCGTTCGCACCGCATCCGCCACGAACGACGGATAACGCGTGATGTCGTATTGCCTCAAGAAACTGGAAAGGGATCGTGAGGTGACTCCTGCCTTGACCGAGGAAAGGAGCCCCCCCCGTAGCGCGTCGACGGATGGGTATGCGAGGCTTCCCGCCTCCACGAATTCGATCGAGAACCCGACGAAGTTCCCCGCCTCCGCCGTCTCACGCACACGAAACGACCGGACACAGACCTTTACCGTCCCGTAGTACGGGTGCACCAGGTCACCGGGGCCCGGCTGCTCAAGAGCCTTGATCAGCGCGTCCCGTCTCGTCATGTAATCGGAGCCAGTATAGAACGCCTCAATCGGATAGGCCCGCGGGGCCCGCGAGATGTCTTCTGCGTAGGGGGTGTCCCGCCCTGGAAACTCATGGATCGCCAGGGACCGACCGCCCTCCCGCTCGGTTCCAGAAACAAAGAACTCCACGCCCCTAAAGCTGGGGGTTCTCAAATTGTTCCGCCAGCTCACGGCATCTCCCAGGCGAATTGATAGCCTACGTCCAGGTCAACACCCTTCTGCGCCCTCGGCTGCTCGACCCGAGCGCCCCTCGGCGTGTTTTCGAACTTCACGGTCACCCTTGAATCGGCACCGGCTGCACGTGGTGAATCGGGAACGAACGTACGAGCACCGATCGGCGCAGCAAACATGGAATCCCCTGACGTGGCGAACCTTCCGAGGATCGGAACCTTTGAGATTAGACCGCCGAGCCCTACAGTGATCCGGTCAATCCAGTCGCTCCACTCCTTCCACATATCCGTGAAGAAACTAGAAACCAGCTTCCAGTCCTTCCAGACGCGGTACGAGGCATAGGCGATCCCGGCGAGCCCAGCGAGGAACCAACCGAGTGGCGTCGACATCAAGCCTGCACCGAGGCTCAATACTCCCCTGGTAAGAAGCGCCAATGGACCAGCCGCGAACCTGGCAACGCTCATCCCGGCGTTCAGAATCGAAATCCCGAACTTCGCGGCGTTGAGGATGACGGGGCCAAAGATTCCGGCCGACAGAACACCAAGTGCAGCGGAAAGTACCCACGTGTTTTCGCTGACCCATTTCAGGACACTTCCGAGAGGCTTCATCGCGTCCCAGAGGCCTTTTGTCAGGTTTAGGAACACCTCCAGCCGCGCCGGAAGTTTGTCCGCAAACTCGTCGGCCCACTCCTTCACCTTGGCTCGGTTGGCTACCAGCCAATCCGTGAGCCCCTTGATTTGATCGGTAAGGACCGGGAAGATTGGCGCCGCAAGAGCAACCCCCATGTTCCGAAGAGTCAGTGTGAACGTGCTCCACGCATCGCTCATGGCGTCTGCGTTATTAGCGTCTTGTGCCGAGATCGTTCCGATAGAGCGCATTCGATCTTCGAGCAAGCCAAGTTCGCTCGATGACAGCCTTGCGAGGTTGGCCATCATGCCCGCAGACCTTCCGAAAGCCGACGTCGTGAGAGCTAGACCCGCCGAACTGTCAGCTATTCTTCCGATCCTCCCGAGCATCATTCGGAAGGCATCATCCGTACCCTTGGCGCGAACGATCAGCCGGAGGAAGTGCGGATCGATTCGCTTCAGCATTTCGTATAGAGCGCCGGTTCCAGCCTTCGCTTGTCCGAGATTTTTGGAGAAGCGAGCCACGGATTCCGAGAAGCCTTCTTTCGATAACCCGACCTGCTCCCCAGCGTATCCAAGGGTCTGAAGACCTTCGATCGACATACCAGTCTGGTCACTAAGCTCCTTGATCGTCTCAGCGGTTTTCGCCGCCGACCCAATAAAACGACCGAGTCCATAAGCTGCGCCCGTAGCCGCAGCTCCAATCCATAAAAGTTGGCGCCCCGCTCGACTCATGCTCACAAATAAATTTTCCCCGGCGGTGCCAACTTCCTTGAAACTCCTCTGCATCCTCAAGAGCCCGGACTCTCTCTGGAGCGTAGCGAAGGATCTTTGAAGCCTCCGAACTGGTTCGTTGAGCGCCTCAAGACGCTTATTGAACGCGATGAGCGGCGCCGCCGTGCGATCCAGCGCGCCGATCAAAAGTTCAAGAGGGTATGTTTTACCGGCCATTCGCCTCCCGTCGACGCCGTGCGCTTATCTCTTCCAGACGATCAGACCAGAACCGCAGATCCTCCACTGCCATGGCCTTAAGCTCGCTCGGCTGAAAATGCAGATGCTCTGCGAGCACACCAATCATTTCTTTCCAGTTGGAGGGCCACCCGGAAAGAACGTCCCGAAAAAACTGACCACCTCAAACATGTCAGCAACACTCAGTTTTTTGAGTTCATTCCCGAGCATCCCGCAGAGCTTTCCGGCACATTCAAGCTGATCTCCCATGGTGGCCCCGGTGAGCGGAAGGTTCCACAGGTCCCCAGCCTCCGGCTTTCGGAAGTTGAGTTCCGTGATGGGCGGCTGCCCATCCCCCTGTTCGATGGGATCCTTGAGCTTGAGCGTCTTGACGATTGCGCCCGCCATCAGATCTCGTCCGCGCTTTCTGCTTCGAACCGCTGGGAGATCGTCCCCTCTTCGGTCGACACCTTGAGTCCGTCCGGATTGCAGGCGAAGGCCTTTCGAAAGACCACCGTCTTCCCGTTGGCCAGCCCCAGGGTCACCGTGGCATCGATGATCGCCGCCAGGTTTTCAAGGGAAAGGTCCCCGGAGTCCGTGAGCTCCATCTCGGCATACGGCACCGTGGGCATTTCCTTGTACCCGTGCACGCGATCGTGCCCGAGGATGGTCTCGCGCGTGACGGCTCCGAGGCCGTACTCGACGGAACCCTTCACATCGAACACCTCCCCGTTGACCTTGAACTGAATGATTCCCGCTCTTCGTCCGGACATGGTCCCTCCTTACAAGATGAATTGGATCTGCGTCGCCGAGATCATCAACTGGTTAACCAGGTTCGGCGGCAGCAGAATGTCGATCCGATTCCGATCGGTGGCGTTTCGCTCCACGACCATCCCCTCTTTGAAGGCCGCGAATCCCTCGACCAAACCTGCGTCCTCCCACTCTCTGAACTTCACAATGGCCTCCGCCTTGATCAGAGCCGGGGTCACGATCGCCTGGCCCGCTCCAAACTTCGTGCCGTCATCCGCCAGCTTATGCCGCGGGTACCGCGTTGAAATGTGGGTGTTCCAGTCGTGCCGGATGAAACTAAGCGTGAAGACGCTGTTTGAATCCCGATAGCTCGAGTCCGCCGAACCATTCGCGTTGGTCTTGTACGTCGTGACCATGCGTTCGATCTGAAGCCCTCCGTCGGCCGTTTCCTTGAGCGTTGCGATTCCGTCCGTCAGGATGTTGTTTCGCTCCGTTCGCGTTAACCGATCTCCGATGCTGGCCGCTAGTGCGCCGGCAAGCTTGAGCGTCTGGAAGGGGCGAGCGGGATCCGCTGATCCGGCTTTCGCCACCTGGCCTGCGATCATGGCCGCGAGTCTCCACGGAGGCGTCGGGCTCTTGTAGTAGCCCACGATGCACTCGTGAAGGTTGTTTCGGCCATCCCCAAGAGTGCCAAGCGCGGAATCGTCGGCCGACTTGCAGGCAATCGCCATGCCGTCGTTCTGTGCCATGGGGCCCCAGCGTGTCTCAAGCTCCGCTTGAAGCTTGTTTAGGTTCGTCGTATCGAGCCAAGGCGTCACGATGACATGAAACCGCTCATCCCCAAGCTCGGCGAGCGCATCGTCAATGTCGGGATTCGTGGCACCGCTTACCGGCTGGGTCACGACCACCGAGATTCCGGAGGGGTTGTTTTCCGCCTCGTAGTGATTCACGCGAAGATCCATCTCGTTTCCAAACTCGCCTTCATTCTTGGCGACGATGTCGACCGTCCCGCTTGAACCACCGAAAACCACCGGCAGATTCTCCCACTTCGAAAGTGCGAGCTCCGTCTTGAGAGCCGTGGCGATGTCCGCTCCGGTGTCCCCGGAATCCACACCGATCTCGACCCGCTCCCCGGCGATGTAGAACGCGATCGATCCGGCCTCCGTCGCCGTTCCGGAAACTGCAAAACTTCCAGAGGCTGCGACGCCGCTGCCGGCATCGTCAAGGGCCATCGCCCAAAGCTCCTGGGAGAGGTTGTTTTCGAACCATCCGCGCGCCATGTCGTGGAGAAGAGAACCCTTTCCGAAGTAGTTCGCGGCTTGCGAGGGTGACGTGATCCGTTTCAAGACCTTCTCTGCGATCGTTCCGGAGGCCGTGCGCTGGCCGAGCAGGAGCCCTTTCCAGTTCTCAACGTTCGGTCCTACCTGTGCCTTCGTGTTATCGAACTCCGAAGATACGAACGGAGTCAGTTGACCGGTCGGAATGTCGTTAAACGAGATCGTCATGTGTTCTTCCCCTTCTTTTTGGCCACAGGCCGCTCACTGGGAACGACCACAGGCTGAATGATGCTCACCAAACTGCGCTTCCGAGCGCGAATCCAATAGGGACCGTAGAAGTAGTGCCGCCCATCCGGCGGCACGATCTGTCCGTCCTGGTCCTTTACGTGCTTCCCCTCGAGTGGAACGATTAGGACTCTCATTCGTATAATCCCGTCACGGTGTCCTGAGTTTCCGGGCTGGCGCTCGTCGCACCGTCCGGAACCCAGTCGGTGTGAGCTGTATCGAATTGATCCAGGAAGACTGGATCGGTTACTGCCGTCTTGTAGTACCGCGCCTTGTACGTCATCACGACCGACCCGATGTGTTTGTTCCCCTCCCGGTCGATCGTGATCTCCGTTCCCTCATGGATCAGATCTTCCACGTTGTCGCCGAGCGTGAAGTCTTGATCGAGCACGTATTCGACCTGGGAGGCCAAGTCGTCCAGGTCGTCCGCGATGTCATCGTCCCCCTCATGAACGATCTCGACCCGGATATGGAGGTCCACCGCATAACGCTTCGGCTGAGAATCGATCTCCCGTGTGTCGCCCGGCGTGTAAACCAGGATCGCAGGAAGTCCGCTCTGTTCAACGGGATTGACCCGAGACGCATACACGCGCGCGCCGGCGTCGGTTTCGTTTTCGAGCAGCTCGACCAGCTTGGCTCGGATGGCTTTGCGCGTCAGACTCATGTCTCATGCAGGATCAGGCGAGATCCCCCCTGTCCGTCCTCCTGTCGTTCGATGACTTTGTAGGCTTTGCTTCGTACCGTGCACGTGTCTCCGGGCCCCGGGGTTTGCGGAAGATCCACGTCGCGCACGCCGATCATCGGCTGATTCGAGCTCACGATTGCTCCCGTGTTGGGATCCACCTGCTCAAAGTTCATGTCGACGATGGCCCTCAGCGTCTGCGCAACTCCCCCTTCCGGGGTGTAGGAGATGGTCTCGCCCAGCCCTTGCAGACAGGCGCTCAGCGCTCCGTCAGCCAGTTCGGGCCAGCCCATCTCACCACGCGCCGAGCTTTACGTAGGCCGACGTTGTGCCGGTCGCGTACGCGTCCGCGGACCAGCCGATCGGCTTGTTCGTGGTGCTCTCGTCATCGTCGGTGAGAGCGGCATCGCCAACATCCCAGTAGAGCTTTTCGCCCACCGTGAATGCCTTGGTGGAGTCCTTGTCGAGCTCCACGACCCCCTCGAGCAACACGACTTGGTCTTCACCAACCGCCACCGTGCTCTCTGAGACACCGACGCGATCTTCAAGAACCACCGGAGCTCCTGCAATTGCGCTCGCCGCAGCGGTGATCGTGATGCTATCGCCCTTTTGGATGTAATTCTGCATTCCAGTCCCCTTTCCTCAGCCCACCGATTCTTAGCTCGCGGACGGGTTCTTGAAGAGGCCGCGATGATCAATCGCTTTCGCCCCGAAATCGTGGCGAGCCTTCATCAAGATTCCGTCCGTGTCGAAGTCGACCTCTTCCTCGAACTGCACCGATTCGTTGCCCTCGAGGTAGGCATACTCGATCGTGTCGACGATTCCCGGCTCCGCTGCCGCATACCAGTGGTTCTCCGAGGTGTCGTCCAGCCTCGGCTCCGCGATCACCTGATAGGCGCCGGCGAAGATGTTCACGTTCGACGTGGTCGCCGCGACGATCTGCGCAATCGCTTTCTGCGCCGTCGTTTCCTGCTTTACCGGTACGATCAGGTACCGGTAGGCGATGTTGAGCTTCTGGCCGTCCGGACCCGTCTGCTTGCGCCCGAGCTTCCTCATTTCGGAGAGCGTCGTCTCGCTGACCGGTCCAGCCGTTCCGAGATTTCCGTGCGTCGAGTAGAAGAGCGCCACTCCGTCCGCCATCGCCGCGTTTGCCGTGAGGATCGCATAGACGATGTCGCTTTCGAGACCGGCCGCGTTGAGCCCGAGGGCCGTCACAACTCGATCAAAGGCGCCCAGATCGTCATTGATGATCGCCTGACGGGTGAACGGGACGATCACGCCGTAGGTCGCGAGCGCGTAGCTCTCGGCCTTTTCGGAGAACTTCCCGTGCTTGTACTCCCCGTGCTCCGTCACTTTCTTGAGAGCCGGGCCATCCCCAAGCGCCGCCCGTTTCATCGTCTTGAAGTCGGGGGCAAAGGACTGACGCGTCCAAGGGCGGAACGTCTGCGGAGCGCGCCCGTAGGCGTCTCGCAGAGTCTTGTTTGCGACGTTCGCGAGAATCTCCGTGAAGTCGCTCGTCCCCTGGAATCCACCGCGAACCTTGATCTGCGTGTTCCGGCTCAGAAGCTTGGTCGCCACTTCGTGACGGGTGAGGTTCTTGGAGGAGATCCCGACGGACTCGAGATACTCGCGACCCATCTCCACGAGAGAGAGCCCCCGGAAGGCTCGACCCTTTTCGTCGAGTTCGTTTGTCTTCGGATCCACGCGATGAAGAAGGGCATTCCGCATTCCTTCCGTCATCACAGCCATTCTGTCGGTCGTCACTTCAATCATAGGTCCTGCCACCTTTCGATCCTGTTTTGCCCACTCATCGATCACGCGCTCATGCGCCTGCTCGACGGAGAGCGTTCCTTTCTCAATTTCTTCGCCGAGTTCCCGGATCACCTTCGGGTCAAGCTTGGCCTTTTCACAGGCGCGAAGGAACGAAGCCGGAATAGCGGCCTTGGCCGCGGGTTCCGGATCGCTTGCGCGGACATCCGCCACGGGTTCCGTGACTGCGGGTTTCGTCTCAATAGGATCTGTCGCCGTCGGTTCATCAACCTTTTTCTCAACCTTCAGTGCCATCGTTTTCCCCCTCTTGATGACCACGCATGTGGTCTGTTCGTTGTCGTCCTTTCGAACCCGCGCCTCCGGATCGAATGGAACCGGGACGAGCGAGATTTCGGCTGGCTCCCAGTCGGTGGCCCGATAGATCGGCAGGTCGTCTTGTTTTTCCTCGAGCTCCTCGTACTGGTGCACGAAGTAGCCCACTGATACCGCACGAAGCGAACCGCTTTTGATCTTCTTGAACACGCGCTCGGATTCCGGATCGTCGTCGAATCTCAGCGTGGCAAGGCCTTCTCCGGCTTCCTCGTCGATTTTCGCGCTTTCGACCGAACCGATCAGGGTGTCCAGGGAATCGCTTTGATGGCCAAACAGGACCGGTGCGCCAGTCTTGAGGCGATCCATTCGTACCGCCTTTTTTGAAACCTCAAGCTCTTCGTAGTACGACCCAAACCAACCATCGCGCCGGCCGCGGTGTCCCGTGGTCCACGTGACGTCGACGGTGCGCTTTTCTTCGTTGATGGTTCCGGCGTCGGCCCGGAAATAGAACTTCCCGAGCTGTCCCTCGATCCTGTTCTCAGGGGTTCGCTTCTGTATTCTTTGACCCACTCTGAGAGATAGATCTCCGTGGGTCCGCCTCAATCGTCAATCCCAGTTTGTCTAGATTTGAAAAATCATTTTGCATCTCTTGCATGTGAGACTCCGGATCTTTGCCGAGTCCTCGAAGTGCTTCGCTATACGAAGTGAATCCGGATCGCACCTGATCTTTGAGTGCTTGGGTCTCCTTGACCGGGTCGATCATCTCTCGGCGCGGCGGCGTCCAGGTCGGAGCTTCGGCCCGACTGACATCCGCAAGGCCCGCGAGCTCCACGGCTTCCAGAAACCAGTCGAAGGTGACGTCACAGAACATCGGAACGAACATTCCCCAGCGCCACATTTCCAGATTCCGGTACATCTCCAGCCAGCCCATGCGCGCACTCGAGAAGTTCACATTCCCGTAATCTGAGGTGAGCGCTTCGTACGTGATCCCCAATCCCGAGGCCACGGACAAAAGTTGCCGCTTCATGTAGGGATCGTAATCCCCGCCGACTCCAGGAGGTGTGGCGAACTGGACCTCGCGGCCCGGGGGAAGCGTCTGCATAAGGCCCGGTTCCAGCTTTTCTGAAATCGGATCCGACGTCCCGGCAGCGGTATTGAGAGGCATGTCGGTCGTCTTGATGAAGCCCGCGAAGCACGCAGCGATCTTCTGCCGGAAGAGCTGGGCATCGTCATAGTCGTCCAGATCCCGAAGCTTGAGCATCACCGGATGCAACCAAGAGATTCCACGGACCTGCCCGAGACGCTTCTGGCGGAAGACCAGGCGCACGTCGTCCGTTGTGTATCGATTCGACGAGAATCCCTTGCTGAGTCCCAGATACCCGGATCCTGGGTGCCGCTCGAAGAGGTAGTATGCGACCACCTGGCCCTGAACGTCGAATTCCAGACCGTTCCGGATCGAATTCTTCCCGTTCGTTCCGTTCCGGCTTCCATCGATGTAGTCACCCTCGAGAAGCTGAATCTGAAGGGGAATCTTTGCGCCAGCGTTCCGAACTTTCTTGATCAGCACCTCGCCGCTTTCGACGACCGTGCCGAGAGCAAGCTGCTGAAGTCCGAAGAAATCGAACGTCCCATAGACGTCGATCTCTCGCGTTCGGGCCCATTCGTTCCAAAGTTTCTGAATCTTCTTTGGGCTTGTCGACGCCTCGATCCCATGCCCGACGGTATTCGCGACAATCGCGTCAACGCCTCTCGCCGCAGCCCAGTTATTTCGTACCATCGCCCGGGCTCTGTTCCGAGCCGTAGCCACACCTGATGCGACCTCGCGCTCCGCATCCTGGGCGTTCGATTTGAAGTTCTTCCACCTTCGACCCTGACCGGCGGCCTCGTAGCTTCGCACGTACTGCGTGATCACGTGCCTTGCGTACATCCGCTGGGCAGCGGTCGACGGGCTGAAATACGCGATCATCCGATCAATCAGGTTCGCGCTGATGGCCCGTTCACTCATTAGTCCGTTCCCTTCGAAAATTCAGGGAGAATCTGCTTGGAAGCCTCCGTCACCCCAAGCTCACGACGCATGAGTTCCCGAATCCGGAGCATATCGTCCATGTTCCGGTACTGGACCATCTTATCGCCGTACCTGACAAGCAAAGAACCGGTCGCAATGGCGTCCTCGATCGCGCTAAGCTGGGTCTGAGTCCAACCCAATTAATCCCCCCAATACGAAGATTTTCGAAACTTCATGCCTTGTTTCACAGTCAAATTACTATTTTCTGCCACAGACTCGGTATTTTTTTTCGTTCCGAGCAGATTCTCCCAGTCGTCTGGCGTGAAGCGATCGATCCCAATGATGTGGGCCGCGACCCTGGCGAGGATCCTGCAATCGAGCGCCTCGTTTCGCTCTCGGATCTTTTCCCAGACGTAGCGCGCGTATCCTCGGATGACCTTCTTTCGCATCTCCTCTGCAGTCAGCATCTTGAAGAAGCCCTCGTCGTACTGGGGAAAGTGGCACCAGCCGGCGGGTACGGGTTCCCCCTCTTTGGGCTTCTCCTGCATGAGCGAGCTGTAGAGTTCGGTCTTCGCTATGTTCGTCCCGACTGTCCAAAGCGCAAGGCCGCGGCGGTGGATCTTCCCCTCAACGTCGACGTCCACATAGCTCGGCCTGGCCACGAGGGTCATATTCCCATCGATTCCTTTGGTCGGAATGACCTTGGTTCCCTTTCCGCGAGCGTAGTTGTAGACGGTCTGGGTATTGAACCCCGTATCGATCGTAAGCGCTCGGATCTGCATGAATTCGTTGCGCCCGACGACGGGGAAGTTCTCGGCCAGCAAGGTATCGAGATTCGAATAGACCCCTAGAGTTGATGTGTCGCCCGCGTAGGTCCGGTAATCGATCGACCAGTTCTCCAGCTTGGGGCCCCAAGCTACGATCTCCACCTCGAGGCGGTCTTTCTGCACGTCGACGCCGGCCGTCACGATCCCAGCGCCGGCGGGAATCTGGTTGAAGGGGTACGCCTCTCGCCGATCGAAGAGCTTCCGCCACTCCGGAGCTTCGCCCTTAGCCTTCCAGGGCAGGCCGAGAACGGTGTTCACAAAGACCCGTAGTCTCACTTCGTTCTTATGCACCGCGAGAAACTCGCGCACGGCATCGGACCAGGAGTACCAGCCAAGGGGGCTGTATAGGCTGCTCAGGTGATAGCTTCGGGTCCTGGCGTCCGTCGACGGTCGGCTCGGAACCCAGACCCCCTTTCGAAGCATCTCGGTCTTGTGCTCCGCTTCACGGATCTTTTCCCCGCACTTTTCGCACTTCATGTGCGCGGTCGTCGGATCGTGGTTTTTCCATTGGATCTTTTCCCAGGTGATCTCCTGCGGGTGCTCGCAGTGGGGGCAGGGAACCAGGTATTTTCGCTGATCTCCGAGCTCGTAGGATTGCTGAATCTGGCTCTGAATGTCGATCGTTGGGGTTGAAGCCCGGAAGATCTTCCGACGCGGAAAGGTCCGCGTCCGGGCTTCGGCCAACTTGATGGGATCTCCCTCCCCCGGGAGATCAATCGGATACCGGTCCGGTTCGTCGAAGAAGAGTAGCTGGATCGGGACCGATGAGAGTGAAGCCGCAGAATTCGCCCCGACCAGGAGGAGGATTCCCCCTTCGAATTCCTTGAGGAGCATCGTGTTCCCGCTGTCTCGGTGCTTCACGGGAATGACCTTCTCGGAGACCACCTTCGCGCTCGAGATCAGGTTCTTAAGCCGCTGATTCGAGAACCGCTTGGCCATGAAATCGGTTGGCTGGACGACCATCATCGGCGCTGGCGCGTGCTCGATCACGTACCCGATCCAGTTTAAGCCCGCTTCGCTGGCCCCGATCTGTGACCCCTTCATCAGCGTGAGATCCCGGACGTCGGAATGCTCGGAGAGCGCGTCCATGATTTCTCGAAGGTATGGCGTCCGGTCCGTCCGCCACTTCCCTGGTTCGGATGACGCCGCTTTCGCGAGGACTCTATGCCTGTCCGCCCACTCGCTCACCGTCAGCAGATCTTTTGGCCTTAGCGCCCTTTGGAAGATTTGCCGCGTGAGTTTTCGGCCGTCTACTACTTTTTCCATTTGAGAAATTCTCCATGATTCGGCGGATTTCATCGCTCAAGTACCGGTAGACCTTGTCCGGATCCTGCAACGCCGCGAGCTCCATATGGGTTCGATCCGCGAAGGTTTCAAGGTCCCTCCGCATCACTGCTGCAATCTCTCCGAGTTCTTTCTGAACCTTGGACACCTCCACGAGTTCCCCGCACTTTTGGCGGTATTCGAGTTCTTTCAGTAGCCCTTCGTTCCAGAGCTTCGTCGCCTGGCCTTCCCTTTGGAGCGTCCACGTGCTGCCGCTTTTTGTTTTCTTCGAATCCTCTCCACGCTTGCGGGCTTGCCGCTCCGCTTGGCCGTTCGTATTCGTCAGTTTCGAGATGTCCCAAGCGTCGCTCGCCTCCTCGATCGGGATCAGGGTCTTTCCGTCAATTGCGACAAACGGGATCCGGTTGCGGTCGATTCGTTCTCGCACGGTTTGAGGTGTGACCCCTCTCAGGCGGGCAAAATCGGGCACCGTGGCGTGAGCAACCCCTCCAACATCAATGCGCCTGACCGTGATGCGCTTCCGGGTCATAGCAGGGGTGTGGAAACCCCATAACTAGGGGCAAATCGCGGGTGGCCCATCCGCAGGCCG